GGTCACTTACGGCTTTATGGAGTGATACATTAGGGTACAGTGGAAGGTGGATGGTGGAAGGGAGAGGATAGGGAAGGGAGGGAGGGAGAATGGCTCCCTCCCATTTAATTAAAGGCTTAAGGAGAAAAAAAGATGATTTTTCCTAGAATTAATCGTAGCGGAGCGGAGTATGTTGACTTAGTCGTGACTAATGTTGATGCTTCTAGTATTACTACTGGGAATGCTGTAGTAATGGCACTTGGTGGGAATAGCGTTAATGGAGCAAATTATGTGAAAGGCGCTTCTGGTACAGCTGGTAACCTACCTGGCTTTAAAGGTATAGCACAGATGGACTTTGCTGCAAACGATGTAGGGCGAATAAGAGCTAGTGGATTTGCTAACTCTATTCTTATCTCGCATGTAGGTACTAGCATTACCATTAATCAAGGAGATGTACTTATTATAGGTGCAGGTGCCGGAGGTATGTTTAGTGGAACAGCTCCCACTTTTGCTAATGCAGGCTTTGGTTTTGTTATAGCAAATAGTACGCCTGCTGCTATTAGCGCCGCAGGGTATGTAAGTGGGTATGTTAAATGTCTGTAGAGAAAGAATGGTCTAGATGTGAGCAATGCGGATGGACGCTAGTTGATGGAAAGGATCAAAGCTCTCTTAAAGCTCATGTCGGGCACAAGTTGTACGGTCCGGCCTCTCCCACTAGATGGGAGAGCGCTGGGCTTTTTTTAAAGAGAAAACTTAAACCTATCATATGGAGAATCTGTAGGTTATGGAAGATGAAACAGAAGTAGATAGAAGACTTAAGGATAAAGAACTTAAGCCTGTAGACGTAGTGGAAATTTTAAGGGCTAAACAATCCGAAGGTAAGGAAGTTATAGAAGAAGAACCGCCCGTAAAAGTAGCAATCAGTATTCCTACTGAAGGGGTTACTCATCCGGAAGCGTATGATAACCGACTAATGATGGCTTTTCACCTTGGTAAGCTACAAGTGGAGAATCCTGATAAGTATGAATTCTTCTGGTATTCTGCGGGTTCTATGCTGACACCGATGGCACGGGAGCAATTAGCACTTAATGCCGTTGCGAACGGGGCGGATTTAATATTCATGATTGATGATGATATGTTGTCAAGTGTGGATGTATTCGAGAGGCTTCATCAAAATATGGTCGAGAATGAGGAAGTTGATATTGTAGCACCTCTTGCTTTTACTAGGAATCCTCCTTATCGAGCTGTGGCTTATACAATTGAAGATGGTTATAGGCCGGATACTAGACAACCTTATTTTCAAACTAAATATATTGATCGATATCCGAGAGATCGACTTTTTGAGTGTGATGCAGTTGGATTTGGTGCGGTGCTTATTAAAACTAGCGTTCTTCACTCTTTAAAAGAGCCTTATTTTATGTCAACTAGCCCTACCGGGGAAGATATTCTTTTCTGTATGAACGCTAGAAAGATAGGAGCTAGAGTGTTTATGGATTCTAGGGTTAAGCTTGTTCATTTAGGTCAACCAACGAAGGTTGATGAAGCTTATGTTGATAGATGGGAAAAAGGGCAAGATATTAATAGGGCAAAAGACTTTAGTGAGTATGGTAAGTTTCAACGAGTAAAATTAACCCCTCCAATTATGACAGTTTCTCAAAGGGAGGGATCATGCTAGTTGATATTATAATACCAACCTTTAATAATCCTGATTATCTTGCTCCTTGCCTCCGTTCCATCATAGCTTGTTATAGTTCTGTTCTTAATAAGGTTATTGTTGTGAATAATGGACATTGTGGGGTGAGGCAATTTGTGCCTAATCACCCTAATATTGCTATATTACAGATGGAACGAAATGTTGGATGGGAAGGTGGTTTAATAGCAGGACTTAAGCATAGCAAGGCCCCTTTCGTTGTATTCATGAATGATGATACTAAGGTGATGCCTTTTGCTAATACTTGGCTTCAACGAATGCTTGTGTGGTTTAAACATGATGATGTGGGCGCGGTGGGACCTTCCTCAAATGTTGTAAGCGGCCTTCAGAATGTCTTTCATGACATTCCTCATAAAGCGCTTTTTGTCTCTCACCTTATCGGTTTTTGTATAATGCTGAAAAGGGAAACACTAGATGAAGTGGGTGGAGTTGATTCTTCTCTTCCCGGCGGGGACGATATTGATCTTTCCATTCGACTTACAAAGGCGGGTAAAAAATTAGTTTGCTTAAGAGACCTTTTTATCTTTCATCATGGTTTTAAGACAGGAGAAAGAGAGTATGGAAGTTATTGGAATTCATTAGAGATGTCGACTAAAACTAACCATGCTTTGATTAAAAAACATGGCCTTAAGGAATGGTATAAGCCCCTTAAAGGTCATAATGAAATTGTGCCTGCGTTTGATACGGATTTTTCGTTTAACCTTCGAGAAGAAGAAAAGGACGTTGTGAAAGGAATGATGAAGGAAGGGAGTACAATAGAATTTGGATGCGGAGCGGAAAAGACAGTACCGGAAGCTGTTGGAGTTGATATAGTGCCGAAAGGGGGAGTTATTCCTTTTTTGGAGGGCGCGAAGAGTGTAGCTGATATAGTTGGAGATGTTAGTGAGTATTCCTCAGAGAATACATACGATAATCTCATTGCTAGACATGTACTTGAGCATTGCATTGATTCTATTAAAACTATGCGATCTTGGCTGGAGAGTTTAGCGGAGGGGGGAAGAATGATTATAGTTGTGCCTGACCAAAGAACGCTTGATAGTATTCCCCTTAATCCACAACACCTTCATGGTTTTACACCTTCTTCCTTAGATAATATTGCTTTTGTAGTGGGATTGAAGGAAGTTGCTTTTAAGGAGAATTATAACGGAATCAGTTTTGTAAAGGTTTATGAGAGGGAGGTGCAAAGTGAGTAATGGAAATGGAAACAAACTAAGAATAGCTTCTTATTATGATGGTTCTAGTGTAGGCAGGAATGATGGAGCGCCTCTTTATATTACAGTGGCACTTAGAAGGATGGGTCATGATGTTGTTCATCTTACTCCAAATGAGAGTGCGTTAAAGCAAGGTGATTTTGACCTTCACTTATGGATAGATTGGGGGGAAGATGCACTTAAAGAGATTCTCTCTTACAAGCCAATTAAATGCCCGAAGCCTAGCGTTTATTGGGTTAGTGATGCTCATCTTGGTTATGATTATCGCTTTGGAAAAGCTAAAGAGTTTGATCGAGTTTATTGTATGCAGAAAAGAGCGGTAGAGGAGTTCGGGAAAGGGGGTGTGGTTGCTGAATGGTTACCACATGCAGTTGAGCCTCTTTGTTATAAACCTTTCTCAATAATCAAACGCTATGATGTTTGTTTTATTGGTCACCTTTGCAATGAGAAGAGGGTTTCCTTTCTTGGTGAGATGTTTAAGGAGTTTCCTTCCTTCTTCTTTGGACAACGCCTTTTCGAAGAAGCCGCAAAGAAGTTTTGTCAATCAAAGATTGTTCTTAATAACGCTGCTGTTGATGACATAAACATGAGGGTCTTTGAAGCGCTTGCTACTCAGAGTTTCCTTTTAACTGAGAATGTTCCTACTTTAAATGACCTCTTTGAAGAGGGAACTCATTTGATTACTTTTGATGACATAAAGGATGCAATTGATAAAGCTCGCTATTGGCTTGATCCGGTAAGGGATGAACAAAGGGAGGAGATCGCTTTTTCCGGCTTTGAGTTAGTTACTAGGATGCATACTTATGAAGAAAGAGCGAAGGTTCTCTTAAGGGGAGGGAATGGCTAAAATAAGTTACCTTACAATGACGAATAGAATACTAAGGCGTATCAGTCAAGATGATGTTATTGACGTGACGAGTGTAACGGCTGGTGGGCTAGCTTCTATCATTCTTGATCTTATAAACGAAGGTCAAGGAGCGATTTTTGCAGCCGCCGTTGACTGGCACTCCCTTTATGCTACCCAAACGTTTAATACTGCTGATGGTACGGATGAGTATGCTTTAGCTAGTGACTTTGGTAGAACGATTGATCTTATTGATACAACTAGTAATAGAGTTCTTCTAGAAGTAAGTGGGAGGGAACTGGATGAGAGTGACCCTGATGAGGATAGTACTAGTTCCCCTAAGTACTTCATGGTGAGAGGGAGTAATTATATGTTCCGTCCTATCCCGGACGGAGTTTATTCCATAAAGGATCGGTATTGGAAGGTTCCGGCTACGCTTGCTACTAATGCTGCAACTAGTGACCTTCCTATTGAGTGTGAAATTTGCCTCCTTTACTGGGCTTGGAGTGAGGTTCTCGGTTATTTAAATGACTTCGATAAGAGTGACCGAGTAAGGCTTGAGTATGAGCGCCTTTTAAAGAGCGCTATTCAATCTAATAATCGCATCGTGGATAGGCTTTATGTAATGGGAGGGAGAGGAGGGAGGAGTGGAATAGGACCACCCCTTCTTCCTTCCGCTTTTGGAGTGAGATATTAAAGGAGAACAAAAAAGTGCCTATAACAGAAACGAATGTACAATCATATGAGTATAAACTAGCTAGTAAAGGCATTAATTTAAGAAAGAATATAGTAAATATGATGCCGGACGAGGCAATTCAAACACAGAATTGTTTTTGGAGAAACGGTATTGTAAATAGGCGAGGTTACGAAAAATATGTGTTGACTGAGGTAAGTACCGGAAAGACGGTTACAGGGCTTCACCGTTTTTATTTTGGT